TACCGGAACTCGGTCTGGTTATCGTTAAGCCAGGCCGTGAATCAATGTCAGCATTCCATAACGGCAGAATACTGGTGGAGCCGGAACCAAAAAGCATGCGAGCTCTGCCGTCCGGGGTTGTACCTGCCGTTCACCAGCCGCTGGCGGAAGATAAATCACTACTGCCATTTTTCAGCGATGAGCGGGTGATCCGTGCTGCGGGTGGCGCTGGTGCACTGTCTGACTGGTTATTACGTCACGTGAAATCCTGCCAGTGGCTACACGGTGATTATCATCACAGCGAAACCGTCATTCACCGTTACGGTACCGGCGCGATGGTGTTGTGCTGGCACTGCGACAACCAGCTGCGGGAGCAGACATCTGATTCACTGGATCAACTTGCTCAACAGAATCTGGCCGCCTGGATGATTGACATCATCCGTCACGCAATGAATGGCGCACAGGAGCGTGAATTATCTCTGGCTGAATTATCCTGGTGGGCGGTCCGCAATCAGGTGGCGGACGCGCTACCGGAAGCGGTATTACGTCGTTCGCTGGGGTTGCGTGCGGAAAAAATCCGCTCCGTATACCGTGAAAGCGACATCATACCGGGAGAACAGACCGCCACCAGCATACTGAAGCAGCGCACAAAAAATATTGCGCTACCGTCTCACACCCACCAGCAACAGAACCCACCACAGGAAAAGACGGTGGTCAGCATTGCCGTTGATCCGGAGTCTCCGGAATCCTTCATGAAACGACCTAAACGTCGCCGCTGGGTAAATGAGAAATACACACGCTGGGTAAAGACACAGCCGTGTGCGTGTTGTGGTAAGCCAGCGGACGATCCTCATCATCTGATTGGTCATGGTCAGGGCGGAATGGGAACAAAATCCCACGATATTTTCACGCTACCGCTGTGTCGGGAGCATCACAACGAGCTTCATGCGGATCCGCTGGCGTTCGAAGAAAAGCATGGTTCCCAGGTTGATTTAATTTTTCGTTTTCTTGATCACGCCTTTGCAACCGGCGTGCTCGGGTAAAAGAGGTTACTGATGCGTATAGAGTTTGTTTTGCTTTACCCGCCGACGGTGAACACCTACTGGCGACGTCGTGGCAGCACATATTTTGTATCAAAAGCCGGTGAGCGTTATCGCCGGGCTGTGGCGCTTATTGTTCGCCAGCAGCGGCTGAAATTAAGCCTGTCCGGAAGGCTGGCGATAAAGATTATTGCCGAGCCACCGGATAAGCGCCGCCGTGACCTGGACAATATTCTGAAAGCGCCGCTGGATGCGCTGACGCATGCGGGGTTGCTAATGGACGATGAGCAGTTTGATGAAATCAATATCGTTCGTGCTCAGCCAGTATCTGGTGGACGTCTGGGGGTGAAGATTTACCCCATAATGCTTGAAGGGCAGGTCAAAAAATGAAACTGGAAGATTTACCGAAATACTACTCCCCAAAATCCCCCGGCCTGACTGATGCATCGGCCTCAACGTCGAAAGATACGCTGAGTATCACTGATGTGATGGCCGCGCAGGGCATGACACAGAATTGGGCTGAGATGGGGTTTTCTGCGTTCCTTGGGAAAATGGGCATTAGTATGAATGACAGAGAGCGGGCAACAGAATTGCTGACAGAATATGCACTCAGTCGGTGTGATCGCGTGGCGGCGTTAAGAAAACTCCCGGCAGAAATAAAACCGGCAGTGATGCGTATTATGGCTTCGTATGCGTTTGAAGATTATGCCCGTAGCGCGGCGAGCAAAAAACAGTGCCCCTGTTGTCACGGAAAAAAATTTATTGAAAGCGAGGTTTTTACAAACAAGATCCAGTATCCGGATGGTAAGCCGCCAGTGTGGGCAAAGTGCACAAAAGGCGTGTATCCGTCTTACTGGGAGGAATGGAAAAAAGTCAGGGAGGTGGTAAAAGTTGCCTGTCCGGAGTGTGGAGGGAAGGGGGAGGTTTCCACCGCCTGTAAAGATTGTCGTGGGCGCGGTGTTGCCATTCATCGTGAAGAGTCGGTAAAACGTGGTATGCCTGTTATCAGAGACTGCCAGCGTTGTGGTGGTCGTGGCTATGAAAGATTACCTTCAACGGAGGCATTTAATGCCATATGTAATGTAACCGATGCCATATCTCTTGATACATGGAAAAAAACAGTTAAACGTTTTTACGATACGCTGGTGGTGCAGTTTGATATTGAAGAAGCATGGGCAGAACAACAACTGAAAAAGGTGACCAGATAGCTTTGTTGATTTTTCCCGAATCTGTGGTAAATTTGCCCTAACGATGGGCGTTTTATGCCTGACGTTAGAAGATTTTTTACACCCGTCGCCAGGCGGGTTTTTTTATGACTGAAATCACGCCAGTACAGTAAACGCGCTGGTGGTTGTGAATACCGGTCTTTCAGCTTGCTGGCTTTTTCGACAAGAGTTATTGGTGTGTCACGTTAACCGGAAAAAGGAAAGTTTGAGAAACGCGATCTGGCACAGGCGGTGATTAACGCCGCATACCTGGTGGCCTGTGCAGATGGTGAATGTGAGGCTTCCTAGAAAGCGAAGATCGAACAGGTACTGCGTAATCAGCCAGCGCTGTCCGCGTTTACGTCAGAAATTAATGCGATTAGCGCAACCATTATCGGTCAGCTGGATACGAACTTTAAAATTGGTCGTCGTGCGGCGTTACGTGAGATCGAGGATGTGAAACACGATACGCGTGAAGCGGAAGATGTGCTGGATGTGGCGGTGGCCATTGCGGAGGCAGACGGCGAAATTGAGCCGGAAGAGCGCAAGGTGCTGGAAGAGATTGCCGGTGTTCTGGGGCTTCGTCTGGAGAATCACCTGTGACGGTAAAACTGCGTCTGGCTGTGGCTGCACTCCTGCTGTTTCTGGTGGTGATGGTGGATTTCACCAGCAGAATCATGTCGGTGCTGGCGGATGGGGTGCTGGTCTGCGGCATTGTGGTATTGCTGTGGCCGGTGATAAAAAGAAACAGCCTGCATAATGCTTGATTTTTTTGTTTGCTGTTTATTAAAAACACTTCTGCATGGTGAATCCCCCTGTGCGGAGGGGCGATCAGCAACCAGGTATATGGGATAATCGCGGATTCAGGTGCTGATACTGAATTCACCGGGAGGCACCCGGCACCATGCTTTGCCACAAAAGTGTTATTTCTGTTTTTCTCAAACTATCATCGTTATCCCTTTATTTCCGGCTGCGCATGGCGCGGCCTTTTTTTTACGACCAGCCACTGGCAGATGGTCATCCTGTGATTTGATTCCGGTTCCGGCTTTTTAACTCTGTTCCTGTACACGGGAGAAATTCGATGTCGATTAAACATTATGATGTTGTCAGGGCGGCGTCGCCGTCAGATCTTGCGGAAAAGCTGACACACAAACTGAAAGAGGGCTGGCAGCCGTTTGGTAGTCCTGTGGCCATAACCCCTTATACCCTGATGCAGGCGATTGCCGCGGAGGGGGATGTGACCACGCCAGTGGTTGTGCCCGGCACGGGGGATGGTGGCTATCCGGGAGTGGTCACCACGGAGCCAGATTATTACTACGTTATTCCACTGGCCGGGCAGTCGAACGGCATGGCTTACGGTGAGGGGCTTCCTCTGCCGCAGACATATGACCGTCCTGACCCGCGTATAAAGCAACTGGCTCGTCGCAGCACAGTGACGCCGGATGGCGCTCCCTGTAAATATAACGACATTATTCCGGCAGACCACTGTCTGCATGATGTACAGGACATGAGCCGTCTTAACCATCCGAAAGCTGACCTGTCGAAAGGTCAGTACGGAACCGTGGGGCAGGGGCTGCATATTGCCAAAAAGCTGCTGCCGTTTATACCGGCGAATGCGGGTATTCTTCTGGTTCCGTGCTGCCGTGGTGGTTCAGCTTTCACCACCGGGGCAGATGGAACATACAGTGACGTGACCGGTGCCTCAGAGAGTTCTACCCGCTGGGGTGTGGGCAGGCCGCTGTATAAGGATCTCATCGGTCGTACAAAAGCCGCGCTGGCAAAGAACCCGAAAAATGTGCTGCTTGCCGTGGTGTGGATGCAGGGGGAATTTGACTTTGACGGAACGCCAGCAAATCACACAGCCCGTTTTACAGAAGTAGTGGAACAATATCGTACGGACCTTGCAGATATGGTGGGACAGTGCGCTGGTGGTTCTGCTGACGGTGTTCCCTGGATATGTGGAGACACAACTTATTTCTGGAAGCAGAAGAGCGAATCCACTTACCAGACGGTGTACGGCAGTTACAAAAACAAAACGGAAAAGAATATTCACTTTGTGCCGTTCATGACCGATGAGAACGGAGCAAATGTCCCGACGAACAAACCGGAAGAAGACCCGGATATTCCGGCATCAGGATATTACGGTGCGGCCTCCCGGACGTCGGCAAACTGGACGTCAGCAGACCGTGCGAGCCATTTCAGCTCATGGGCACGCAGGGGGATTATTTCTGACCGTCTTGCCTCAGCGATTCTTCTCCATGCAGGACGGACGGCTGAACTGGTGGGTGGGGAACAGGTTGTGATGCCGCCGGATGAGAAGCCGTCACCGGACACACCATCAACACCGTCAACGGACGGGAAATCAGTGACAACGCTGCTTTATTACCGTGCAACAGAGTCAGGTGGTTTACTGAATCCGCAGGGATGGGGAGCTGAAGGAGGGCGTGCATTGGTAGTTGATGATGCAGGTGCTGCAGGAGGTAAGGCGCTGAGGTGGACCAAACAGACAGGAAGTTCCTCGTGGTTTATGCAGCATGATGCCGGTAATGGCGCAGACCTGCTGGAGAAGGGCGGGCTTATCAGTTGTCGTTTTAAAGTTGATGGCACACTGACAGCTAATCAGTACGCACTGGCGCTGTACTGGCCGGTTTCTTCACTGCCTCAGGGCGTCACACTGGAAGGTAATGCCGGTCATAACCTGCTGGCGTCGTTTTACGTACAGAGCGATGCCACAGACCTTAATGTGATGTACCACAAGGGAAATGCTGGTCAGAACACGAAGCTGGGGTCATTCGGCGCATTTGATAACGAATGGCATACGCTGGGCTTCCGTTTTGCCGGTAACAACAGTATTGAGGTGACGCCGGTCATTGATGGTAAGGACGGGACGCCGTTCATGCTGTCACAGTCACCGGTCGGCACGTTTACGGCAGACAAATTGCGCGTGACCGATATCACTAGCGGTGCGACATATCCGGTGCTGATTGAAAGTATAACAGTGGAAGTGAATAACCCGTAAGCAGGAAAAAAAGGCCGCCGGGGCAGGGAAAACAAGGAGCCAGAACCGGCGGCAAATGTCGTTATATCCAAAGCAAAACATGCAGGACACTTTTTTAACCAACAGGTATTAACGATGTCAACACCATATCAATAACCGGGAGGGATAATGAGATTTGTACAGCTTATTTTATTGTATTTCTGCACGGTGGTGTGCACGTTATATCTGGTAAGTGGCGGGTATAAGGTTATCCGGAACTATATACGCAAAAAGATTGATGCCGCGGCGGCGGAAAAAATCAGCGCCAGCCAGTCAGCCGGAACAAAACCCGAAGAGCCTCTCATTTCGTAGCAACTTTCTTAACAACACCTTTCAACGAGAAAATCCCATGTCAGAAATAAAATCTCTGGTCACTGCTGAAGCAGTGAAGGACGTCCTGCGCTCTGAAGAAGTCAGAAGCGCACTGAAACAGCAACTCCGCCAGAATCTTGAGGCGCGTCTTGATGCTGAAGTGGATGCCATTCTGGATGAGCTGCTGGGGGGACCGGCTGCTCCTGAGCCTGAAGACGGCGCGGGTGACAGTGCTGTTTCAGATGGCGTTGTGTCTCAGCCTGACGGTAGCAGTGAGCCTCAGCCTGGCGGCGAAATGATGATGTAACCATACGCAGGGGCTGTCGGTGTGAGCTGATGCCCCTCCTGTTGTTGTGAGCTTCCGGATTGCGGGAGACGGGGTATGTACCAGATGGAAAAAATCACAACGGGTGTGTCATACACCACGTCAGCGGTGGGGACGGGATACTGGTTACTGCAGCTGCTGGACAAAGTCTCTCCGTCCCAGTGGGTGGCGATAGGTGTGCTGGGGAGTCTGCTGTTTGGCCTGCTGACGTATCTGACAAACCTTTATTTCAAGATTAAAGAAGATAAGCGTAAGGCGGCGCGGGGAGAGTAAAGCGATGAAGAAAAAATACGAACTGGTTGTTAAAGGGATAAATAATTACCCGGATAAGATTACTGTTACTGTGGCACTGGAAATTGGTGGGTATCCGTCACTGTTGTTGCCAGATGTGGCGATTAGTCTTGACCGTACTGAAGGTGCCACGCTGGAGTTTTACGAAGCTGAGGCGAAAAAGCAGGCGAAGCAGTTTTTCATGGATGTTGCTGCCGGGTTATGTGAAGGGGATGGTCCGTTACCGGAAAAGCGTCCCGTAATTTTAGAGGCGCAGGATGTGTTGATAACCTACAGAGGAAAACTACCGGGAATAATTACGGGTTCTCTGAAGACTCCACCGCTGGCCTGAAGACTTAACATATCCAGGGATTTGAAATCGATAAACCCTGATAAATATCCATGAACGCAAAAATCAGATACGGCCTGTCGGCTGCCGTTCTGGCGCTGATTGCCGCAGGTGCGTCTGCGCCTGAAATCCTCGACCAGTTTCTGGATGAAAAGGAAGGTAACCACACCACAGCATACCGTGATGGTGCGGGTATCTGGACCATCTGCCGTGGAGCCACCCGGGTGGATGGTAAGCCTGTTATTCCTGGCATGAAGCTGTCGAAGGAAAAATGCGACCGGGTTAACGCCATTGAGCGTGATAAGGCGCTGGCATGGGTGGAGAAAAACATCAGAGTGCCACTGACCGAACCCCAGAAAGCGGGGATTGCGTCATTCTGTCCGTACAACATTGGCCCCGGTAAGTGTTTCCCGTCGACGTTTTACAGACGGATTAATGCAGGAGATCGAAAAGGTGCCTGCGAAGCTATTCGCTGGTGGATTAAGGACGGTGGCAGGGACTGCCGTATTCGCTCAAATAACTGTTACGGTCAGGTATCCCGTCGTGACCAGGAGAGCGCGCTGGCGTGCTGGGGAATCGACAGATAAGCAGAATATTTTGCTGAAAAATGAGGTTTGCTTACATGGATGGATAACACGAAATCCTGCAAATTGGCAAAATGTAAGTGAATAAAGTCAAAACAGTTGTTTAACACTCAGGCACCGTAATGATGCCTTTGTCATTTCTGCGCATCTCACGCGCATCTCACAACACAGAACCTTTCAGGATGACCCTTGAGGATACCGGTTTGGCTGTCGGTGCCTTTCTGTGGGCTGGATTCCTGTGAGACAAGGTTCATCACTAAAAGGAAATAACCGATGAATATGATGGCCGTGCCGTTTCACGGCAACTCTCTTTATGTAGTTAACCATAATGGCGAACCATACGTTCCCATGAAACCTGTCGTTGCGGGGATGGGGCTGGCCTGGCAATCACAGTTGGCTAAGTTAAGACAGCGTTTTGCGTCAACTATAACGGAAATCGTTATGGTTGCTGAGGATGGGAAACAACGCAATATGGTGTCCATGCCACTTCGAAAACTTGCCGGCTGGCTACAAACCATTAATCCCAACAAAGTAAAACCCGAAATCCGCGATAAGGTCATCCGGTATCAGGAAGAGTGCGACGATGTTCTTTACGAGTACTGGACGAAGGGTTTTGTCGTTAATCCCCGTAAAATGAGCGTGATGGAAGAACTCAACCAGGCTTGTGCTGACATGAAACGGGATAAAAACATTGCCAGTGTGTTTGCTACCGGGCTGAATGAGTGGAAACAGGTTAAAGCCGCGCATGTATCAAAAATCCGTACGCTGGTAAATGAAGCGAATATGCTGATTGATTTTGTCCTGGCTGATACAGGCAAAGGGAAAATAACAAAGGCGGATTGATGGGGTGGCTAATGATATCAGATAAACTCATAACGCTGGTGAAGAGCCTCTGTGTACTTGTCGGCATTTCATTTTTAGTCATGCTGGTTGCCATTTTCTTTTCCACCGCCTGGCGAGTCCTGACGTTATCGGGACTGGTGGGGTGAAAGAGAGATGAACCGTGTTCTGTGTGTGGTGATTATTGTCATGGCGGTTGGCTGTGGTGCGCTGTGGCTGGCAACAAACCATTACCGTGACAACGCGCTCACCTACAAAGCGCAGCGCGATAAAAAAGCCAGAGAGCTGGAACAGGCGAATGCCACCATTACTGACATGCAGGTGCGCCAGCGTGATGTTGCTGCGCTCGATGCAAAATACTCGAGGGAGTTAGCCGATGCGAGAGCTGAAAATGAAACTCTGCGTGCTGATGTTGCCGCTGGTCGTAAGCGCCTGCGGATCAACGCCACCTGCTCCGGTACCGTGCGTGAAGCCACCGGCACCTCCGGCGTGGATAATGCAACGGCCCCCGACTGGCAGACACCGCTGAACGGGATTATTTCATCCTCAGAGAACGGTTGATGACCATGCAGAAGCAGCTGGAAGGGGCACAGGACTATATCCGCACTCAGTGCCTGAACTAAGTTTTGCTGATGCGCCGTATCGTCGCCGTATTCCTGCATTAACAGAGACCGCAGCCCGACAGGGAGACTCCTCTGCGAGAGTGTGCGGG